ATTCTTCATATTTATTATTTAAAAAAAAGGGATGGGTATTAAGCCACCCCTTTAATTAATACTAATTATTATGCCTCAGTTAATTGAACAAATGCAGTGCTATTTTGTACAGCATCACCGCCAACAAGAGATGTTAACACATATCTTGGTACTCCGATACCTCCATTAGTATAAGGATCATAAAGAACATCTATTCCTCCAAATTGAGCAATGTGAACTTTTGAGAAATCTCCCATTAGTACATGATCTTTAGAAGCCGTTCCATTTGATGCAACATTAGATGAAACAAATGCAAAGTAACCATTAACAGTTTTGTCATTCAAATCATAAGCTGGATTAACTCCACTAACTTGAGCTTCTGTTTTAATTTTTGCATAAGCATCAGCATCCATTAAGTAAGCTATTCTTGCACCTTGTAAATCAACATTGTTACCAAGTAAAGTTGATTCCATTTCAATAGCATGAGCCGCTGTAAACTGACCAGTTGGTCCAGTAGCCGCATCAGCAAAGATAGAAGCTGGTGCATTAGTAACATCAGCAGTATCTAATAAAGCTGATTCTAAAGTAGATGCAACTGATTGAGCCATGTTTCTTCTTAACGCCGCCTCAAGAGATGGGTTTTGAATCATTGCCTCAGCTGATACATTAACAATAGAAATCATTTTACTTGGTGATAAAGTAACACTTGAAGCTGTTCCGTTTGCCGCTGGAGCAGAGCCACCAGTTTCAGCAACGAATCCAGAATTTATAGAAGAAAATACTGGGAACTTCATGTCATTAATACCACTGTAAAAATTAGCTCCAGCACTTGCTAAAACAAGATTAGCTTCTAATTGATCTGTCCAAGCCATTACATCAGTAGCACTTCCAGCTGATGTAGCTATCTCTGCTCTTGTTAAAATGCTTGATGGAATACCTATTCCTTTGTAAGATTGACCAGTGTATCTTGATTCATTTCTTGCCTCTTGATCCATTTCTTTTACAAGTCCCTCTACTCTTCCAGAGTAAGCTTGTTTGAATGCATCTTGGAAAGAATAATTTCTGAACTCCTTTTCTACTTTTTTAGTTTCTGTTCCTGAAAATACAGCACTATTTCTTTTAATAGTTTCCATTTTTTCAGCTCTTTCAATCTTTGTATCAAGATTATCAACCTCAGTTAACAATCCATCAACTTGATTGTTTTCATCTTCAGTTAAGTCCCTCTTCTCAGTTGAAGCAACATCTTTGATATTCTCCAATTGTGAGATTATGTCAGAACGTAACTCTTTTAATTCAATTGATGTTTTCATTTAAATTTAATTTTAATTATTATTTTCTCTTATTTATTTCAATTTTTAGTCCAAGAAGAGAATGCTTGACTAATTTCTTTGTTTTTTTATATTCTTTCAATCCCCTTTGTGCTACCATTAAATCAGAATCTGCTTGACTATATGCTGGATAAGTAACAACAGAAATATCAAATAATTTATCTATTTTATTTATTGTTCTTATATTATTACCCGCATCATCTGAACTCCATTCATCCCCACCTGATGGAATAGTAAAAGCAAAAGAGCTTTGGTTTAAATTATTATTTTTCATGTTGATTAATAAATCTCTTGCATAAGATGTATCTGGCATTTCAAACTCATATCTTAATCCTTTAGCATCCGCATTTAATTTAAGAGTTCCCTCACCATTCTTGCTTCTTGCAAGAATTAAATTTGGATCATGGTTAATTAATGCTCTTACATCTGATGAATTAATTAGCTCATCAGTAAAAGCACCCTCTGAGATGTACTCATAAAAGCCACCAAGATTCTCACTTCTGGAATTATAAACGCTACCATAACCAACTACAACATTTCTTTCTTTACCATCAATCTCTCTTGTTTCAATTTTACTTTCAAGATTGAATGTTCTTTTTTCTACATTAGGATTATTATTTCTGAATGTTTTTTCATCTTCTTCTTCATCTTTATCATAATGATATGATTCTTCCATAATTTCTTCTTCTTCCATATCTTTATCTTTTGACATCATCATCATACATTGTTCATGTGAATCAAATGGCATAAAATACTCTTTACCATCTAAAGTATGGATATGAGAACCACTTCCTCCCATTTCTTCAGCCATTTTTTCAGCTTCCTCTTTTGTACTAAACAATGGTAATTCAATTCCATCTGTTATCATTGTACCTACTAATTCTCTTTTGTTTCTAAAACAATCATTACAATCTATATTCATATTATTCATTTTTTCTTCCATTTCTTTTTTTACTGGATGTTTACTCGGTAGTAAGTCAGTATCATGCTTACCGCTTCTAAATTTACCTTTTTTCATAGCATATAAAAAACTATTAACTCTGGCTAATGCCCATTGTTCAGGAGATTTCACAGATGGTCTTACTGATTGAGGATTATTATGATAAGCCCCAACCCCTCTATCAAATACCTTTTCCAACATTGGTAAAGTAACAGAGCCATCCCAATCCAAACTAAGTTCTTTAATATCTTCATTATGCTCATCTCTTTTATTCTCTAATGCTATTTTTATTTTAGCACTAACTCTTTTTTCTTCCTCCTCTACTATCTCTTTTCTTTTTCTTTCCGACCAAGAAAAACCAGCATCACCTCCCCATAGAGCTATTGCGATTCTCCCATTAGATGGGTAGCCCTTTTCTCCTGAGTTGTAGCCCTCCGCCTCTTTGTCTACTTGATGCCTTGAATGAAAGCTAAACATTCTCGTTACTCTATCCGCAGTAAGCTCATTGTTTATAATCATTCTTGCGGTGCGGATTCCAACCTCAGTCCCACCTCTTCCAAATTCTTTTCTCCATTCAAGACCTTTTTTTGCCTCATCAATCATACCTTGAGTTGGTGTAAAGTCAATATCACTTAATGCCTTTACTTCAATAATATTAATATTTTCATTTTCTTCAATATCTTCAAATCTTTCAAAGTAGTTTTCAATATAACCTTTCCATTCCTCTGGTCTTTCATTCTCAGCTACTCTTAGACATTCCTCCTTAGTTCTTTTAAGATAAACTATATTAGCATTTAATCTTTTAGCTAATTCATTCCTTACACTTCTTATTGGTGATGAATTAATTATCCAAACTTTTAAATCCTTTTCATTTTCTAAATCATTGTAAAAAGTATCTCTCATTGAAAAGATATATTTTCTTACTTGATCAATATGATTGTGTGTTGATTCATCAGTTAATGCTGAATGAATTTTATCAAAGTCCCAAACAAGATCACCTCTTTTTTTATTATTTCTTACATAAGTATTTTTGCCTGAACATGGTGATCCTGATACTATTGTAATGTTTCTGTAATAATCTTTATTATCATCTTCTGCTTCTTGCTTTGAATTATATTTGCAAGAGCCAGTAGCACCCCACCTATATTTTCCATTATCACATTTATAAGCTGGCATCACCTACCTTTTCAATTGTTGTCATATTCATTTGAATAAAATGCTGATCACCACCCTCTATTGAGTTTAAATTTTCTTTTTGTCTTACTTCATTGATACTCATATAACCATTTTGGATTGCAGTTTTATAAGCTTCATTCCTTGTTTTTACATCTCCTCTAAGTAATCCATTGACATTAAATTCAACAAATGTTTTTCCAAGTTCATTAGTTCTAAATAATTTAAGATTCATCTCTTGTTCTATCCTTGTTAGATATGGCATTAATGTATATGTTACATATTCTTGAGATTGCATTTCTATGTTATTAAAACTTGACTTAGACAAATCTTTAAGCATGTGAGGTGGAATATTAAATATTCTTGCTATCTCTTCTATTCCAAATTGTCTTGATGCTAAAAACTGAGCTTGTTCAGGTGATATTGAAATTGGTTTAAATGACAATCCCTCTTCCAGAATTATAGTTGAATTTGAGCTTTTTAGTTTTGCATAAGAACTATTAAAACTATCTTTTAATCTTGCAATTGCAGTTTCACTTAAAGCTCTATCAGTTGATAAAACTGAACTTGGCTTTGCTCCATTTTTAAAGAATGTTGATCCAAATTCTTCTATTGATAAATTCCAATTGATAGCTTTAGCACATTGATCAATAGGGGAAAGTCCCTCAATCCCATCATCTGTTATTAGTTTTATATGTAAAACATCAGCACTATCTAAAACGCTTCCACCATCCATTTGATAGAATAACTCATTATCTTTAATAAAGATATTCACATAATCAGGATTTAATGGAATGAGTTGAACAGGATTAGCTGAATTATCTCTTACTATTTGAACATAAGCATTACCATCAGTTAAAACTGAATACATAACATATTCAAAAAAAGTTATTTTATTTTGAAAGTTATTTGGTTTAAATTTGATGAGATTGTAAATTCTATTATTTACATCCTCAACTTTATCACCATTATTTTCTTTTCTGTAAACTGATATTGGTAAAGATGAAACACTTTCAGAAAGTAATCTGATCGCATTCCAAACTGATGTAAGAGTTAATGCTTTATCTGAATCATAAACATCAGCATCAGGGAAGATTGTGTTTAAACTCAATCCTCTTTTATCTACATTCTTAGAACTATCACCAATGAAAAAAGTTCTAATATTATCTAATAAGCCCAAAGATTAAAATATTTTTAGCAATAATATTAATTAAATAATTCTTCTATGTGTAACAATGTTTCCTTTTTTTATTCTTCTATCTCTGCAAACTCTATAAGAATTGTAATCTGAATATTTACGTTTACCAAAGTAAGTTTCATATTCATCCTCAAGTTTCTCATAAGCTTTTTTATAAGTTTTATATTTAGATGCATTGTCCCAGAATCGTTCATCAAATCCCTCTGGTGTTAATAATGCTATTATTTTTGAATCCATAGTTTATAATATTAAAAGTCCCCTATTA